GCTTTAGCACTTGTAACAGTAGCCCAAGATGGAGCCGCTGCCGAACCACCTGATGTTAATACCTGACCAGATGTGCCGTAGTTGGCTCCACCGATGCCGATTTGCCCTGCTGATGCAACACGCACCTGCTCAGTGCCACTAGTAGCAATGCCTACCGCATCTGCGGCAGGGAAGAATATACCCGTGTTGGTGTCAGCACCCTGCACTGCTGGAGTGGCAGCGGAGCCATCAACACCAGCTATACCTGTGGTTCCGTTAATTGTTACCGTCATGGCGTTACCTCAATAACTTCTTCAACAGGAGGATTAGGGTCTGTAAACTGTCCTGTTGCAGGGTCGTATATCCAACCCATATTGACTGGTGAGTCATCTGGTAGACCAACAAGAATCGTGCCTTCAGGTGCTGGATCAACAGACGGGTCAGCCATGATCAGGTTGACAACAATGTTGTCAGAGTTTTTAACTACTGCACATCTCATTATGTGTACTCCGTAATGCGGATAAATCCTGCCCCACCTGCCCCACCAACTATTCCAGCATTACCAACATTATAAGCACCGCTACCACCGCCGCCTAATGTTCCTGCTTCTTGCCCAGATGAGCGTCTTCCTGCACCGCCGCCGCCAAAAAACGTACTGCCGCCATTGCCTGATTGTCTGTTATTAGCAGCAGTATTAAACTGACTACCACCTTGTCCCGGAGAACCTTTTTGATTTATATCTCCATTTGAAGCAGAACCGCCAACCCCACCACCGCCCGTACTATCTACTGCTCCGTCCGCACCAGCACCACCCGTAGAAGTTAGTACGGTTGCACCAACTGTAAATGTTGAAGTCCCACCAGTACTGCCATTCCCACCTCCGGCTGCCGCGCCACCCGCTCCACCACTACCAATTGCGTAAGCATATGGTGTAGATGAAGAAACAGAAAAATATTTTGCTGCATACGCCCCTGCCCCACCACCACCACCTGTCGATATGGCAGTTACCGTACCAGCGTCAGCACCACCACCACCACCGCCGCCACCAACAACCTCAACATAAATTGCCGTGCAACCTGCTGGTGTCGTGTAAGACGTGCCAGATGTCAGGACTTGTGGAGCGCGGAGAAGCATCCCAGAAATACCAACAGGTGTTCCCGTAATTGTTGGGCTGCTCAATGTCTTATTTGTTAGCGTCTGAGTAGCCGCTAGACCTACAAGCGTGTCAGTCACAGCAGGAAGCGTAAGAGTGTTGGTTCCGGCAATGGCAGGGGCGTCTATTGTTATTGACCCAGATGTATCGCCATTAAGTTTGAGAGATGCCATTAGACAATGCTCCATGTGCTACCAGATGGGACAGTGACGGTAACGCCGCTATTCACTGTTACTGGGCCAAATGTTCCGGCGTTTTTATCAGTTGTGATTGTATAATTAGCCGTGACTGTCAGATCGTTCTCAAAGAAAACCTTATCACTACTCGCACCAGTCGGTTGCGGAGGATTGGGGAGTATATCCAGATAGCCGTATGTAGACATATCAATCCCCTATTAGGTGATATTCAAGACTGAGGCAATAACATCAGCTGAAGTTGCGGCAGAAGTTAAGACCTTGAGAGCGTCACCAGTGGTCAAGACAACCTTCTGGTCGCCGCCAACAGCAACAAATGATCTTCCAACCGGAACACCCGCTCCCTTGACGATATAGTAATCCACCGCAGATCGAGTGAAGTAGATATCGCAAGTGATCGAGGATGCACTGGTATTGGCGACTGTGAGGCCAATAACCGTAGTCTGAGTGGCAGAAGCAACAGTTACCAACGTGGAGGCAGAAGTGCCTACGTTCTTTGCTACATAGGAAGTAAAGGTATTGGCCATGTCAATGGTTCCTTGTTTTGCGGATATTACCCTAAAGCGATTGCCATTGCTACTGCCGTTCCAGCTGGATCGACCTGCAAGTTAGTTTGAGCAGCTGCTATCGTAGTTGCCCCCGTTCCACCAAATGCAACACCTATTGTCCCAGCCCATGACGGGATGCCTGCTACAAGAGTCAAGGGAGCGCCGTTTGTCCCAACTGGTAGTTTTGCAAGGGTATTAGCCCCTGACGCATACAGAATATCGCCAGTTGTGTATGAGGTCAGCCCTGTGCCGCCGTATACCGGGCCAATAGCTGTAGCATTCCATGTTCCTGCTGTTACCGTCCCGATAGACGATAAGCTGGAAAGAGTTGTTACCGCTGTATTAACCAGTGTCCCAGATGTAGGAAGGGTAACAGATGTGTTCCCAGTCGCTGTTAATGTTGTTGTAAACGCACCAGAAGTAGTAAAATCCCCACCAATCGTAATAGTTTTCCCGGTGTTTGCTACGCCTGTCCCACCATATTGGCCAGCTACAACTGAACCGTTCCAAGTACCAGTAGCAATTGTTCCAACACTGGTTAATGACGATGTTACTACCGACGAGTTAAGAATTGTGCCAGTGAGCGTATCAGCAGGGGCAACGACGACTGCTGTGGATGCCGCTGTTAACTGGCCCTGAGCATTGACTGTAAATGTCGGGATTGCCGTTGATGAACCATATGCAGCCGCTGAAACCGTTGTGTTAGAGATGTTAAACGTATTGCCAGAAAGATTAAGTCCAGTTCCTGCTGCATAAAGAACCGGAGCTGCAAACTGGGTAAACGTAATCCCCGTTGTTCCAATAACTATTGGAAGAGGCGTCTGCTGCACCCATGACGTATTGGTGTTGACTGAGCCAGAAATGACAAGAAAAAAATCGCCAGCATCAATTTGTCCTACGCCAGTTCCGGTAGTATCGTAATCAGTAGCGCGGATCATAGACCAATTAGTTGATATAGAACCCTGATTGGTTAGAACATAAACGCCGTTATAGGCTGTATTTGATTCGTCTTTGACTAAAATACGGACAGCATTTGTAACATCTGTTCCAGTAAATGTATGGCCATCAATGACCAGAATGGCCTGCGTTCCCGCATTGGTTAGCGTTGCACCTACGCCACTTGTGCCATTGTTATATAGCACGGTCCCAAGATTTGCGGTTGTAGCGTAGTCGCAGGCTTCATGGAAATTTAAGCCAGCGGCTACTGCATCAACGTATTCTTTGTTGGCTATGTCGGTTGCGTTAGCTGGGGCAGTGCTGATTGTTCCAGTTGTTAGCGTTACAGCATTGATTGTCGAGCTACTTGCAGATGTAATTTGTCCTTGAGCATTAACCGCAATGACTGGGACAGATAGTGAGCTACCATATGTTGCAGCGGAAACACCAGTTGTGGCGATGCTAATTGTCCGGTTTGCAGCCAATGAACCGCCACCTGTCAGGCCTGTCCCGGCACTGATTGTGGTTGCCGACAAAGCTGCATCAGTAATTCCATACCCGGCAAGAGTGGTAGGAGTACCAGTGATAGAGCTAAATGCAGGGGTAATTGTTGTATTGGATGCAGATGTAATACGCCCTGTTGTGTCCACAGCCACAACGGCTGATTGTGTTGCAGACCCGTAAGTTGCCGCAGCTGCACCACTTGCAGGGAAATCAGCTGTTACCAAAGACCTGAAAGCAGGGGCAGATACGCCACCGCTTGTTGGGCCTGCAAATATCGTATTGGCTGATTGGGTAACGTATGTAACGCCCAATGTTCCACTTGTTGTAATTGGGCTTCCGGAAACGGAAAAGATCGCTGGCATTGTCAGGCCGACAGATGAGACAGAACCGCCGCCTGTTAGCGTGTACCAGCCTTTGCCACCTACGTTATCCGTCCCATAGTATTTGCCGTTGCCGGGGGCTGGTGAGTCTCCAACAAGGTTTAGCAAAATGTTGGAAGATAAAGCACCGCCGCCTTCAATAGAATACTGTCCTGCAACAGTACGGGTGTTAGGAACCGCATCTGTAATGCCATACCCAGAGAGAGTGGTTGGCGTATTTTGAACACCAGTCCAATCAACCTCAATGGTTACGCTGTCTCCAGCTGATGTTATCTGGCCTTGCTGATTAACAATAAACACAGGAATTGAGGACGAGCTTCCATAGGTTCCGGGAGAAACCGCCGTGTTGGTAAGCGTGACAGTAGGATCACCAGAAATACCATCGCCATCGCTAACAGTAATGCCAGTACCTGCAATGAGAGAGCGGCTAATTACTGAGCCAATTCCATCTCTGACTACCAGACCCGTGCTTGCAAGGTCTGAGAACGCTTGAAGATTGACACTATAAGGTTGGGCGTCGGTGATGCCATACCCAGCAAGGGTAGTTGGTTTCCCAGTAATATCGTTAAAAGCTACCGAGAAGCTCGATGTAGATACGTTTGTTATCTGTCCTTGAGCATTAATCGTTAGGACTGGAACTTGAGTTGATGACCCAAAAGTTCCAGACGTAACACCCGTATTAGCTATATAAATAGTACGGTCTGCTGAAAGATCGCCACCACCAGCTAACCCTGTCCCAGATGCTATTATCCGCGTTGAAGGGACAGAAACTGCTCCTACAAAAGCTGCAATATTGGTGCGTTTGGTATAGCCGTCTTGGACAATAATAGTCAGGTCTGTCCCTTGCGGCGTTGTCGCAATGGGTAGATTGGATATTGTTACCGGAACCAGATTTGATGGGACGGTCATTTTATCTTTTCAATCGGAATGAGGAACTCATCATTATTACTAGTAACAATAAACTGATTATCGTTTTCAGTCACGATGCCAAGCGGCTGTGTATTGATTGGAACATCAGGCCGGACAAACGGCAATGAAATCCGTTCAGGCTGGCGAGCAGGCAAACGGTATGGGTCGTACTCGTCACGGTCTATCAGGCAGACGCGCAACCCCGGAGAATTAGGGTCTGAATACAAATCCTCAATAGACATCTTTCTATTGCAGCGGTCACAAACGCCAATTCCAAGAGTTGAGCGCCCCCTCGTATCAAGGAATATTGGCATGAATCACCTCGTATACATTGAAATATTTGGTGAAATCATAAATGGAGAATCGTCTCTCTCTTCCATGAATGCAAAGCTCATAGCTTCACTTGCCCGTGGAGCAAGACGATCAGCCATTGCAATATCTACTTCATTAAGCTCATAGCAAAGCCTGTGGGCCAGTTCCCATGCAATTGCATCTACCCAACGCTGTGGAAGCTCGATGGTCTGTGTCAGGCTGCCTACGTCCATGATGTGCCGTTGCCGCCATGTAACCATCTGCGCAAACTGGGCAGCTTGGTTTGGCGTCGGCCACAGACGCATAACTGGGGCATTAAGCTGCCTATCCAGCCAGAATTGCAACGGCCTACCTTGGAATGATTTGTTAGGCAGGTTGGTGTAGTCATCTTGGTTAAGACGAGCCAACGGAATTTCAGTCGGGTTACCTGCTGTTACAAACTCGGCAACGTCGAGAATAGTCCCATTAAGGGCTGCTAATCTCCAATACTGACCATTGATGGAAGGATTAAGGTCATACCACTGCCACTCTCCGGCAGCATATGTAACCGATCCGGGGACAAGGGCGTCATACCAATGAATCAAGTCGATGGAGTATTCCACCTTCATGTCATAGGTTCCGGCTGAGTACATATTGAAGCCGATAGTGGAGATGTTCTGCTGGGTTGTTAAGTCCTGCAAAATCCATCCATTAGCGGTTGTCTGGGTACACGCCGTCGCCAGATCACTATCATCAGCGTAGTCAGGAATACCCTCACTTGCTGTAATGATACCCGTGTACTGGTTAATTGTGCGGTAGTTGGAGTTCAAAAGGTCAATAGTTCCAGCCGGAAGGGTGATATAACCATTGCCAAGGTAGAATGGCATGATGGTTTTCTCAACCGTCCATAGCTGGATACCACGATTGCACAGCGATGAAATGAGCAGATAGAGGCTGTCTAAAGCCGTCTGCTGCATTTCAGATGTTACGATTTCAGGTGCAACCTTACAACGCCTGAACGCTTGGTCCAAAATGTTGTTAGTGTTGAATACCGTTTGAGAAACCGTACCGCTGGTTGTCATTTTTTAACCTTGCGAGCTTCAGATAAAGCAATAGCAATTGCCTGCTTCTGACTCTTTACCACTGGGCCTTTTTTGCTGCCAGAATGAAGTTCACCGGATTTCCATTCGTGCATAACTTTTTTAACCTTGCCGCCATTTTTAAACGGCGTGGATGGCTTGGACTTTGCAAACTTTGCAACGGCCTTTGACTTGGCCATTTGAATATCGGCAACGGCTTGGTCTTGAACGCCTTTGCCTTTTCCAGCCATCCTCGCGGTTTTCATTACTTCATGCCCTTTGCCATGCCGCCTTTTTTGCGAGCCATTGGGCCTTTAAACATTGAGCTTAATACTGGACCTGCTACCGACATACCCGGCATAGGCTTACGAGGGCCGTTTGGGTTTCGTGGACCAAATGGGCCATTACCCATCATACCGCCTTTAGGCTTTACAGGACTACCCATCACGCCGCCAACTTTAGGTTTTGGCATTCCAAGAGGGCGGTCATCTGGTCCAAGAGCAACGCCATTGTCGCGTGGATTGCGACGGACTTGGGTTTGATATGCTTGCCTCATTGCGCCACCAGTGGCTTTTTTTGCAACAGCACCGCCCTTGGCTTTTTTCATAACTTCACCGCCATGAGAATAATGGCAAGTGCTGGACATTTTGGCGTTTGGTTTAAAACCGTTCATTTTACTCTCCTCGCAGCAGCTGCGTTATCAACTAGGTTTGGATATGGACGACCAGCTTTTTTAGCTCTGGCTTTAGCGGAAGTCTTTTGAGAAGGAGTCAGCTTCTTGCTTTCCTTCTTTGGGTTTTTGGTTTCCCAAAATGGTTTAGCCATGTCAGCAACTCCAAGCTCTAAGGGACTTATTGATACGACTATTTGGGTCGTTGGCAGTTTTGGAAGATGTTAGTTTCTTCTTCATACCTGTCATCCTAGCACAGAACGATGCCTTCCGGCCCTCATCCTTTTTGGTCTTAGGACTAGGGGCCGGAGGTTTCAAATTCATGCCTTGGGCCTTAGCAGACGCACGGCCTTTGGCATTCAACCCGCCCTTGGGGTTTTTGCCTTCAGCTCGTTGCCACGCTGGGGTCTTTGCCATGCTAATTATCCGTAAGTTTTAATACACTCAAGGACAATGGTGTACATGTCTCCAGCCGTTTGGTCATGCGTTGAAAACGCAATATTCCCTGTTTTGCCAGTGCCAGAGTTATTAGAAATTCCGCCAAACGACGAAAAGTCCATGAGATATGGACCGTTTGATGTTACTGCCCATGCCAAAATATCGGTGGTTGCATCCCAAAGAACGCGCACCTCCATGCCATGTGCGGCAGACCAAATGCGGTTAATCTTTACGCCTGTGCAAGCCGCCCCAAACTGGTTTTTGGCAAGGTTGGCAACAATCACCTTGTTGACAGCGGTTTCACCCGTGCCATCAGAAATGTTGGTAAACTTTTGAATGACAAGACGATCCCCATCAAGGAGCGTCTGTGTAGTTACTGCATCAGCCATTAGCTCTCTCCATGTAAATGAAGGGGGAGACTATGCTCCCCCATCTTAATTAAGCAGGAGTGACACCAATAGCGCCAGCCTTTGTAGCTGTTGGACCAGCCTGAATAGCTGTCATTCCAATAGCAATCACAAGGCGGCGAGCGCCGTTTGCTGCGGTGCTTGCTGGAAGGAATGTACCGCGTACATCGCCAGTTGTTGCTGATGGGGTTGTTGAAACAGCAGCAACAAAAGTACCAGCATTATCGGCAACGGCATTGTTCCACCCTGTGCGGAGCAGATAACCAGCGTCCGTAACAGCATATGGCAATCCAAACACGTCAGCTGAACCAACTGACAAGTTGCCAGTCAAAGCAGCTGAAACAGCAACCTGAGTAATGGTTTTAAAAGTTTTAGTGCTGGTTACGGTTGTTGTACCATTGCACGTCAATGTCTGCGTCTGGGTCTGGCCATAATAGTCAGTACCAGTAATTGTAACGGTTTCCGTTGTGTTTGCAGCATTTGAGGTAACAATTGAGAAAGCGCGAGCATAGTCAAATGTTGCTACGCCGTTTGTGGCCAATGTGCCATTGATTGTGGCATTTCCAGCAGCGGCGACAGCCTGTGCAGCGCAAACTGCTGTAGCAGCAAGTGCAGCTGGCACAATATCAAAAACGTATGTGCGGCCTAGTGGGCCTACGCCCTGACCGATTACGCCGGGGTTGCCGGAGCTTGCCCAGCTACTTGTCTGTGGGCCTGTAGCAGTACCCATCCAGAGATCATCACTTTGTTGTCCCATTGGTCTTCTCCTTGAAAAGCCTGACCGTTTCAGATTTGAATATAATGCACGATTTTAAGATTGATTACTAGCCCCACTATCATGCTTCCTCAGGTAATCAATGGCAGATTGGAGAAGGGTAGGATTGTGCCTAAGAAGCCCTATTCCTTGGTTACATGGCTTGCATAATAACCCTCTTACTTTTCCTGTATTATGACAATGATCCACTGAAAGCGATATTGTTTTTCCTTTAATCATAGTTGTTTCTGGATGTTTGCAGATCAAACAAACACTTTTTTGAAGGTCAAATTGATGGTTAAACCAATCAAGATTAACTCCATAACTCTTTTTAAGATCAGAATTTTTGCTGTAATAAGTGTTTTTTGAGCGTCTATTTTTTTGCCAAATTCTCATATAGGAAGCTCTATTTTTACGAGCCTCCTCAGGCATAATGGTTTCTTTCCAAAAAAAGTTATCTAGCCCCCACGGTTTTGATTTATCAGGTCTATAAATTTTAGCATGTTCTGATGGTCGCTCTGGAATTTCTTTTACAAATTTCCAAAAGTCCTGCCACTCTTCTGGCATATTAAATTTATGAGTACGGATTAATCCACACCAAGATTTATATAGCGGGTGCTTTTCCCGCTGGCCCCAATCATTAGGACGACTATTTTCAATTGTCCCATGACGGGAAAGACGTTTTCTATGAGTATCGCACAGGCCATGTGAAACGGCCTGTGCGACGCAGTTATGAACGTAGCACTTCTCTGGCATATCATCCTCCGGGTTCTCACCCTTATGGACTAATCCCAGAGAAATGTCAACTAAAGCCCAGTTGTGCCGTAGACACCGCGTGGATCGGTCCATCCAAAGATGTAACGCTCCGTGGCCTTGTAGCGCATTGAGTCAGTCTCAAAGTCGCCTTCCATGCTCTTTTCAAGCGGACGACGCATGAGGAGCTTCAAGCCTTCTGGAGCGTCAGTCTCAACCCACCATGCGGTGTTTGAGGTAAGACGCGACAGGTTGGCACAACCACCCGACAATACGCCCGTTGTGGTCAACGGGTTGATGTCGTTGTTGTTGGTCCCCGTGCGGAGTGCCGACTTCAAAAGAACTTCCGACTGGAAGAAGTTTGAAGGAGACACAACCAGCTTCTTAGGCTCAAGACGAATCTTCTTGCCGTTGTTGTCAACAGCCTGACGAATCTGAATGAGAATCTGCTCCAACGAGGTCTGCGAGAGTGCAGCCGACGTGGAAAGCTGGTTAGAGAAGGTCTGACCATTGGCAATAGGGTGAGCCGTGTTAACGAGCGTCACGCCGTCGCCGCCAACATAACCACCCGTAAACGCACGGTTGAGGATGTTAGCTCCAAGGGTTTCCTTCGTCTCGATGAGAGAGCGAGCAAGATGCTCGGCGTAGGTGCGGCCAATCGAGATATGATCACCGTCCTCGACGAGAACCTTGGTGAGCGCAAATGCCAAGCCATATACACGGTAGGTGTATCGGGCAAGGAACAGAACGCCACCGCTCTGGTACGTTACAGCAGTGCCGTCAGGAAGTTCTGGGGCAGCGCCAAAGCCGTACAAGACTGGCTCTTCATGATAGTTGCGGGGAATGCCACGCTGCTCTTTGAACACTTGGGCATATTCATCCTTGCGGGTGCTATAAATGCCATCAAATGTTTCATTGAGGATTGGCTCGACTACAGACCTAAAGTCTGTACTGCGCATTGGTAATGCCATAGTTCAAGCCCTCCTTAGTAGGCAGCGATGGTTGCGACGTTCTGATGCTTGGCAATCTGAACCTGCACAATTGTGAAGGCATCACCCCAAGCATTATCGACGTATTGAGAAAGACCGATAACACGCATCTGCGCATTAGTGGTGCTTGACGATACATCCAGAGCCGTCGTTGAAAGACCAAGAGGCGTAGTGCCAGTGGCCGAGTTGATGTTGTACTGGTTGCCAATGTTAGCAATCACCAATGACGCATTGCCCTGAATTTCATAGACAATGGTAGGGTCCATTGTGAAATAGGCAATGATCTCGGTTGCTGCCGTTGAAGCAGGCCAGAAGTTTGAGACGCGCTGACGGCCTGTCGAGTCAACATACTCGACGCCCATAAACGTGCCAATCATTGCTTCACCAGCAGATGATGGAACAATGTAACCCTCGACGCTGCCGGAATCACCGGAAACGCCATAGCGGCAAGGCTGCTGCTGGAAAATATCCGTGGCATAGCCTGTTTTAATCTGGCCGGAGAACGGACGAACTATACCCGATGGGGAATAGATCGGACGGAGGCCAAACGGAGTAGCGGATGAAGACATTTGCTTCTACCTTCTGTTTGGTTGCGGAGAGTCTTAGCGACTCATTGGGGACCGCATTTCTGACAAGCCATCACCTTCATACACGTCACCACCCAGTTGCTTAGCCTGACTACGGATGAAATCCGCAGTGTCAGCCAATTTACCCTCTTCTGCCCGTGGCCGCTCATAGTGGGCTTCGTGCATATAAACCTCATAGAGTTTCATAGGCAGTTTGAAAGCCACCATTTCATTCACCCCGATACAGCCGACATATTCCCCCGTTTTAACTGATGCGTGATCCCAACCGGGGACATCATGGGGTTCAACTGGAGTGTATCCGAGGGAGCGACGTGAATGAATAGAGTCGCGTGGGTTTGTGGTTGTGAGCCAACAGACGTGATATCCGGGGATTTCCGGCAAGTCCGGAAGTGCGGATTGAAAAAACTGCTGCCTAAACATGGAAAGTCGATCATTATCTGTAAACGTGCGGTTTTCAGTAATTTCACGGTCTTCCATATTGCGGGAGACGCGATTCTCATCGACGCCTTTATTCAGTTTCTCATTTGACATATTATCCTCCTATGAAGCTCAACGCGGGTTTTGTCTGTCGTAATTACGGTAGGCTTTTAGATAACGCTTCCTGATGAGCGGGTCATCCCAAGCGTTCATCTTCATTAAAGCCTCTTTCCGTTCAGGCGAGACAATAACCTTATTGTCGCTCGTTGATGGGCGTATAGAATCTCCACGTCCAGTAACGGGCGGGGCCGCCCTTCTACGCTCCCGGTCAACGCCAACTTTTCCAAGTCTACGTTTCACACGCGCATCCAGCTCGTCCCAGTAATGCTCTGAAGAAGGGCTGACGCCACTCTTCTGAGCTTCACGCGCCCATGCTTCGTCAATTGCACGGGCGACAGCGGAATCCTCGTCCTCTCCAGAAGGATTGAACCAAGGGTTTTTCCGCATCCACTGCTCAGCATGGTTTTCCGTCATTGGGTCTAAGACGGAAGACTTCTTTTGCAGTTGAGGATTGTTTAGCTTCTTCTTCAGCTCTTCAGCTTCATAAGCAGCTCTAACGCTTTGTTCTCGGAGGCGCTGGGCTTTGATAGCCTTGTCACCGTCTCCGGTTTCAAATGCCTCTTTAAGTTGCTGTTCAGCTTGTTCAATTTGCTGCAAAGCCCATTGATACCGTTGATCAGCAGTTTGAGAGTCAGATTGAACATTGCGTGATTCTAGCGCAACGAGGCGTTCTTTTGCCTCCACAAGCTCACGCAGAAGGACAGTATTCTCCTCCCGCGTTTTCTTTATGTTTTCACGCTGGCGTTCTTTTTGGCGTTTACGACGCAGTTGTCTGGCGTTTGTTTCTTCACCGTCACCGCCTTCATCTTGCGCATCGCGCTGGTCAGATTCCAAGCGGTCATCATCGCCATCATTATCGTCATCCTGATCTTCTTCAATCTCGATGATTTCAATGTCGTCTTCGTCGTCTTCAATCAGATGTTCTTTGTCAGACATGATTCATCCCCCCATTAAATATGGGCTTGAATGGCGGTAGGATCGCCATCAACCGTGCCAACAATATCGAGATCATTAAAGATCACGAACTCCACCTTTTCACCCTTTTCACCGGGGATGTCCCGACGCCAACGTGATCCAGCATACTTTGGAACAAACACAAAGTCACCTGCTTTGTACCAAGCCCCTTCCGGCCACAATTCCATCGTGCCACGATTCCTAAAAGATAGCGGCCCAACCGCTACTACCTTTGCCACCTGAGTGTTATCCTGTTCCGCATCTTTAGAATAATCTGAAAGAAGAATACCACCAGCTGTTTTTGTTTTTGGCCTCCGTATCTGTACCAAGACACGGGAACCAGTTGGCTTAATGCCAAAGTCTATATTGGGAAACGCTTCATCAATCCCTGATTGTGAATCGAGTTTCACCACGGCGGCTATAGCCATGATCGTCATCCTCGCTATCATAGTTCAAGCTATCTTCAATAATTGAGATAGCCTTCTTTACTCCGGAGAAGTGTCCGGTCACACGCCCATACTCAAAGGCGTCTCGTTGTGCGGGGCTACTCAATGAACTCTCGGCAAATGATCTTTGCTCTTCCTTCAGCGCGAGTAGCACCCGCTCAATTAGTGGTACTTCAGAAAGCCTTACCACCACGCTTCAGTCCTTTCATAGACTTCTGGCGGTCGTGCTTTGCATCCATTGGTGACTTTTCATATGCCTTCATAGACATACCGCTCTTCTTTGCGAGCTTCTTGTCTTGAGCCATATCCATAGCGCTACCTTCAAATTTTGGCATACCACCCTTTTTAAAAGGAGTGTTTTTGCCTTTTGGCTGCGGGATAGCTTTGCCCATTGCCATTTTCTTATGCTGGTTGATTGCACCGTCCATAATTAATTACCCTTCATCAATGATGTGCCACTTTTGATATTGGTCCTATGACCCTGCTCAATTTCAGACGCAGCAATCAGCATCGCCGTTTGGTTGTCCTCACGGTTTATCTGTTCCTTTGACTGAATTTCCGCAGTCTTCATTTGCGTCGTTGCCGCAATCTTTGCCTGATCTATCTGCGCTCTTACCTGATCAGCCTGTGCGCGACGTTGCGTTTCAGCTGTCTGGATTTGCATAGCTACTTGGCTTGGGTCCATCGGCGGCGGGGCTTGGAAGGACTGGAGAACCTGAGTAGCCTGTTTGATAATTTCAGGGATTGCCTGCAACTGCTGCATTGCCTGTTGTTCAACGCGCATATCAGCTGCCGCCAACATACGGTCAAACTCTTGATCGACTGCTGGATTGTCAGGGTCCATCAATTTAGCAATATCCATACCTGCTGCTTCAGATGCAACCCGTACCGTCTCATTCACATACCAAAGAGCCAGATGGTCTTTGACATGGTTGAGCATCGACGGGATTACAATTGGAGCCATGATCTGACTCGCGCCCAGCAAGGGATTAGTAATGTAGCTCAGATGCACCTGAATATGAGACAGATGATCCTGATCAGGGAAAGCTACGATAGGAGCGCCCATTGTCGCCGCTACGTTTTCATTGACGGCGTTAAGCCTTTGAGGCTCAGGCTGTTTAAGCAAAAGGTCACGGGCATTGGGAATCTTGGTCCGGTCAAGAATCATTTCCTCAACTTTACGGAGGTCGTAAAGCTGGGGCATAGCCTGAGCGCGTTGCTCGATAAGCTGTAGCTGAGCAAACCTTTGTATTTCAGAAAATATGT